GTATATCAGAAAATATTGCAACTTTATTCATTTTCAAAATCTGTATCGTCACTCATCGGCTTTACATATACTCTACCATCTGTAGATTCTAACATCTCTTGCTCATAAACCTTTTCTTTATATTCACTTAAAGTTGCTGCATGCTTTTTTTCCTTTTTAATTCTATTAATAAAAGCATGAAAAGCAATTGTAGTAAAATATGAAAAGGGGTTATATTCAGAATCTACATTAAACTTTTTATTAGTTACAGCAGTATACATCTTAACTAGAGCATCTCCAACCATTTCATCTCTGTAAGTATAATTAATAAAGTTAGATGAGTAACTTAAACCATGAGCAATTTTATGGATCATATCAGCTAGATGATGGGTACACTTTTCTGTTTCATAAAAACTGACAAGTTCAGCCTTTAAATCTCGCGGATCTACATAGTATTCTGTCTTTTTTGGTTTCGGTCCTCGACGCTTACCAGTAGTTTTTTTAGTATTAGCCATAAAACTATTATAGTATATAGATACTACTTTTCAACTATATCAGTCAACGAAAAATTTATTTTTTCTGATTTATAAATTTCTTTTCTTTTATCAGAATGGCGTATTCCGTATTTTAACTTATCAGCTAGATCTATAATAATTAGTTTATTTTTTGTCTCATGTAGTCTTAGACCTCTACCAATTGATTGAATAGTTCTTATGAAACTTTTACCTCCAGAAGCAAACATAATCATATGTATATTTTTAATATTAACCCCTGTACTAAAAATAGAACTCATTGCAATACAAATAACGTCATTATTTGTTTCCATTATCTTTTTAATTTTATCTCTTTCTTCTACTTCAACTTCACCTTTAACAAAGAAAACCTTTTTATCTTGTATTTGGTTTAAAATATCAAATAATGCATCACCATGAGCTAGATGGTTAACTAATATTAGAGAGTTATTATTAAATTTAGAACATATATTTTTAATAACATTATTTCTAAAACTATTTGTATATATAAAATCTAACTCTGCTTTAAAATTATTACCACCTTTAACTACAAGAGGTTTATCTTTATAGCCTATGTTTATAATCTTAATGTCTACGTTAGTTAAATAGCTCTCTAACCTAAGTTCATAACTATCCTTATCGTATATTACTTTACCCAATTTACCAATGACATTCCATTCTTCTTGTTTATTATCAGGTAAGGTACCAGTTAAACCAAACTTATTAAAAGTGTGTATTTTATTAACCATCTTACTTACTTTATTAGACTTTTTGATTGTATGACATTCATCAACTACTAAAACATCAATATATTTTATCCAATCATTATCATCAAATTTACTCTGTAAAATACCACGATTAGCTATAATACAATTAGCTGTTAAATCAGGCTTTATCTTACCGGTCCATCTAGTAAATTTAAATAATACATTATATTCTTCAAAATCAGTATATGTTTGATTAACTAATCCTAGATCAGGTACTATTATTAAGATTTTTATTTTAGGATTATTGGAATATAAACTCATTAATAATGAAGCAATAGTTAAGGTTTTACCTCCACCTGTACCGAGTTTTATAATACCTCTTCCGAATTTTAATGCTTCTCTTACCGAATCTAGCTGGTAATCTCTTAATGGAAATTTTAGATTATCATATGCTCTTTCCTCTTTATATGTTGGTTTAACGGTTGATAAAATATCTTGGTCTATTTCACAATCTTTATTAGGGTACTCTTGCTTTATATAACTGAAAATATCGAAAAATAAACCAGGTTCAAATAAACCTGTAGGTGTAATACAATATAATCTACTTGGAGCTGCCCATCTGGCTCTTCCTCTCATCCTAAAACGAGCTGTTTCATCTTTTATACTAAAATGTTCTCGTATGCTATCTATATCATCAGATATTAATCTGATTTTTTCTTTAGCTAATTCAAATTTCATTATAGTTGTTCCATTTTCATAATCTCAATAATATTTTTTATATCAAAACCTAAAGCACTAAAAGTCCTTTCAGTCTTTTCAAGAAATTCAATTATTAATTCTTCATTTGATATCTGGTCAGATAATTCTTTTACCTTTTCGTGCCGGTAGCTTGCTTTTTCTGCAACTGGTATCGTAACCTTTACCGGGCTTTCCTCAATTATCTTTTGAACAACATCCTTTTTAATAACATCTCTTTTTTGTCTTAAATTAAGAAGATTTTTTTTATGCCGAATTAACTTAGATACCCAATAATGTTTTCTTGCAGGGGTCTTCATCGAAGAGTCTTTAAGATTAAATTCATTAATTTGTAAATCTTTTTCTATTTCATCTATGTATTGATCTAATAAACTCACATATTAATTATAAATACTATTATGAAGAAAACAACTTTATTTGAAAAAGCATTTAAAAAAGTACTCAAAAAGAAAAAAACAGCAGAAGAAGATGAAAACTCGACTGGAGGAGGAGCTTTAGGACCTACAGCTGCAGCTGGATATGGTACCACTGTTAGTGGTACTCCAGGTACTGATTCTTATGCTCCAGGTGATTTTAGAAGACCAACAGCTCTCGGAGCAACTTATTCCAGAAACGGTAAAGTTGGCAAGAAAAAGAAGAAAACTAGAAAATCAAAGAATAAAAAGTAAATATCTTAATGGATACAGGTATTTGGAAAGTCTGCGGTGAAATACCTGAAAACGCTTTTGGTTTTATATATGAAATCGTTAATATAGAAAGCGGTAGAAAATATATTGGTAAGAAGCAGATGATACGTAAAATTAGACGCAAACCTTTAAAAGGTAAAAAGCGTAAGCGTATAGATTATATACAAAGTGACTGGAAAACATATACTGGTTCATCTGATGCTTTAAATGCAGATATTGCAACATTAGGTTTAGATAAATTTGAGTTTAAAATATTAAAATTCTGTAATAGTAAGTTCGAATTATCGTATTTTGAATCTAAAATGCAATTTGAAAAAGATGTATTACTAAGTGAAGACTATTATAATGGTATTATAAACTGTAGAATCGGTCGACCCCCTAAACTTTTTATGGAACAGTACTATAATAAAGAGGATGATGAGTGATCTACATATAGAAAATTACGATTTTACTGTAATAGATTTCAATGAACTATTTATTAATAATATACAACCGCAAATAATAAATTCTCTACACGAGTTCAATTTATTAGATAAAAGTATTAATAATTTATCTGTCAAAAAATTTATGTATCATTATACAATATATAGTATTTGTGAAAAATTACTAAATTGTAGTACAAAGTCTATCGTTTATTTTAATAATACACAGTTGGACGATTGTGAGTTTAACAAATATTATAATGAAACGGAAATATTAACCTTTTTTACTGCATTTTTACGAAAGGTAGGTAAAATATTACCAGTTAAAATTTTTATAACTAAATATTCAATAGGTTATTTAAATCATTTAATAGATATTAATGATGGTAAAGGTCAAACCACTATTAACTCAATGGTAAGTAAAATTAATAATTTAGATATAGGTAGATATACATTTTCAGACGTTAAAAAGTTTACAAAACGTTATGATTTAACTTTTCTCAATAAGAATTACTTTAATAAACTATCTACAAAACTACTTCTAATTAGATAAATAATAATATGGATAAATTTACCCAACTGGCAAGTGATATACTAAAACAAAATATACCACTAGTTGAAGAAAATAATGAAATAATGGTGCATATGCAATCTGAGAAGTCATTTGGTGATTTTCTGAGAAGTCTTACCGGTAAGACGGTAAAAGATGTTCTTGATTCTGGTAGTTATGCAAGATTATTTTCTATGAACATGCACGGTATAGGTGGTAATAAGAACTCTCCGGATGAACCTGCAGTATTATTAAGTAGATTTTTAACTAAGTTTGGTGATTATGTTAATCAGGACATTACAAACTTACGTTCAGGAGCAGCTGAGACTGATGAGTTTAAACATAAGCATGATTATGAAGGGCATCTTGAAAGAGAAAAGGAACGTAAAGATTTATTTCGTGAAATAATGGCAGAAAAAGATCCTGAAAAAAAGTCTGAATTAAGACAAAAAATGAATGCTTTTAGAAATAACAGTCAATATGCTGAAGCAAGAAGAGCTCTTTATA